GAGTTGGGTGGCATGGTGTTGCTCACTCCTACGTCGATTGCGCAGACGGGTACTTCTGCAAGTATCGAAGCGAACGGGTCAGTTGATTTCACGGCTTGCTCGGCACTTAGTTTGAACGGCGTGTTTTCTGCTGACTACGATAATTACGTAATTAATATGGTATATGCGGCGGAAGTGGGAAACCTAAATCTGTATTTTCGTTTGCGCTCAGGCGGAACAGATAATGCTACCGCATCATCCTATACAACTCAAAGTTTGAGTGCTGATGGAAGTACCATTTCAGCCAACCGTTACATTTATGACTATTCTCTTTTTACGGCGGCGTTTACGCCAGGACGTAATGGACTACATGCAAGTATATACGGGCCTTATCTGACACAACCAACCGCCTACAGAGTAAATGCATGTCACCCCTATCAAGGGGCATATACAAATGATATGGCTGGTACACACAACCAATCATCATCATATGATGGTTTTACTATACTTGTATCTGGCAACTCTATCACGGGTCTTGTTTCAGTGTATGGACTGGTGGGCGCATGAGTAAGAACGGTTTGATTCTCCTAACACCTACGTCGATTGCGTACACAGGTACGTCGGCGTCGATTAGTGCGAACGGCTCGGTGTCATTTACGGCGTGTTCGTCTGTAAGTTTGAATGGCGTGTTTAGTGCGGATTACGACAATTACATGATGGTGATACGGAGTACGCGAGCGTCCTCGGTAGACCCTTTTAGTTATCGTTTGCGCGCAAGTGGTACGGACGCATCGGGAAATGACTATGTGAATCAACGAATTCTTGTCAATGGAGGAAGCACAAGCGGTTTTCGCACCACACTAACTTACGCTCGAAGCACCGACCATACGACTGGTATGAACGGGAGAATTTCTTATTTTTACAGCCCGTATACTGCTCAGCCAACAGCGATAAGAAGCGTGGGTATCAGCAATGAAAACGGTGCAATTCTAGATGACTTTACAAACATGCACACTCTTTCAAACTCGTATGACGGAATTACTTGTATTGATTTTAGTTCGACTGGGACAGGCCGTATCGCGGTGTATGGGATGAGGAAGTAATGACGCTCACAAACGGTCTTGTGGTGATGACACCCTCATCTATCGCCTACAGCGGTACGTCTGCGTCTATTAACGCTGACGGGTCAGTTGATTTCTCGGCGTGTTCCACGCTAGAACTCCGTGGTATTTTTACTGCATTATACGACAACTATCTACTTGTCATGCGAAACGTTGGGTCTGCCGTAGATATAGGAATGGACGCTCAATATCTATCTGGGACAACACCAGCAACAGGGAGTAATTACGCGTCCCAAAATCTGTTTATCAATAGCACTTCCGTTACTGCTGGTCGTTCAACTCCAATAACTTCAATTAGAGTTATTCAAACGTCATCAGAGCAACGAAGCGGAGCCAACTGTTATTTCTTTGGCCCACATCTATCGCAACCTACCGCTTCTCGTGTCTGTAACGCTATAGGATACAACAGCGCATCTATTCAAGACACAGGACATACCCATTCACTCTCAACATCTTACGATGGCATCAAATTTACAACTACGTCTAGCAATGCGACAGGCTTAGTGACCGTTTTTGGCTTCAACCAATAGGAGAAACAATGTCATTCACAATCACCACCGTTTACCCTGACGGACGCACCGAATCACGCGATGCAACTCCTGAAGAAGTTGCTCAACGTGAGGCTGACTTGGTGGCTTTTGAGGCTGAGCGTGTCGCTCGTGAAGCCGCTGAAGCGCAGGCCGCCGCCGCTAGGGCGTCGGCTATCGCCAAGTTGGAAGCACTCGGGTTGACTGCTGACGAAGTATCTGCGGCTTTCGGACTGTAACACATTTTAGATGGCGGTCGTCTACGATTCCGTAGATAGTTACGACAACCTCTCGTACACATACGAGGGGGCCATTTCACGAACCGCCACAGGTGCAGGTACGGGTTCTTCTACGGGTGCATCCTGGTACACGTTTGACCCGAACGACCAGTACGACGAATCCACCATCACCTATGATGCGGCCAACCGCACCTATGATGGTGCTGTCGCCGCACAAGCCACAGGTTCTGGACTTAGTTTCTCCTCTACTGTCTATGTACGCACTACGTTCTCTAGTGGTATTGCCGCAGGTGAAGGCGGCGAGATTGCTGTTGGATTGCGTATTGTTCCTAAGAGTGCGACTGGTGCTGGTGGCGCAACCGCTGGCGATACTGCCATCGGATTGCGCACAGTTCCCCGTGTGTCCACGTCTAGTGGTGTGGGTACGTCGGATTCGTATGGTGCCACCAGCCATCTGAGAGCGGCGTCTGGTGCTGGTACGGGTGGACATGAGATTGTATCATTCGCGACACTATTCCGTTCTGCCAGCCCATCGGCTGGCTCGGGGTCCACTGATGTTGCGACATGGGTGAATCGTGGACAGCCGATGCGTGGCAAAGTTATTCTTCAACCCTATTGGTCGAAGCGAAAGCCATACTATATCCCTAGGTGAGTTGTGGAACTTAATGAACTGGTGCATGAACGCGAATGGCGTTTGTGTCGTGGCCCGCAGGATGCCACAACAGAAGAATTGTTGGAGGCGTTCACATATTTTTGTGTGAACTATTGGGCTATTAAACATCCTGAGCGTGGGCGTATCATGTTTGATATGCGTGAAGCGCAACGTGAAACGGTGCGAGCCTGGTTGGAGAACCGCTATAGTGTGGTGCTCAAGGCACGTCAGATTGGGTTTTCTACGCTTGCGGCGGCATACGCGTTCTGGCTGGTTTATTTCCAGCCGGACCGGTTTGTGATTATGCTTAGTCGTACTGAACGTGAGGCTATGAAGTTGCTTCAGAAGTCTAAGTATGGGCATCGTTGGTTGCCGGGGTGGATGCGGGAGCGTGGTCCCCGTTTGTTGACTGACCACCAGTTGAAGATGGTGTTTGATAACGAGTCGGCTATTGAGTCGTTGCCGTCATCAAATGACCCTGCTCGTGGCGAGTCGGTGTATCTGGTGATTGTGGACGAGATGGCGTTCTTACCGAACCCCGATGAGGCGTGGGCTTCTATTGAACCTATTGCCGATGTGGGTGGTCGGGTCATCTGTTTGTCCACGGCTAATGGGTCTGGTAACTTCTTCCATAAACTGTGGGTTGGTTCCCAAACAGGAACCAACATGTTCAGGGGTGTGTTCTGGTCGTGGGATGCAGGCGACCGCAACCAAGACTGGTACGAAGTAAAGAAACGTACCTTACCGGACTGGCAGTTGCATCAGGAATACCCCCGGTCCCCTGAGGAAGCGTTCATCAAATCAGGTAACCCCGTATTCGACATGGATATTATCAACAGTCTAATGGCGGCCGAACCTACGGTCGGCCTATTGAAAGTGGACCCTGCTAGTGGCGAAGGTATTTTTGAACCGTATTCGGATGGACCGTTACGGGTGTGGGAGTTCCCCGAGTTTGATGGGGTGTATGCTATTGGCGCGGACGTAGCCGAGGGTTTGGCGCACGGCGACTATAGTTCTGCTCATGTTGTCCACGCTAAGACCGGGTTGATTGTTGCTCATTGGCATGGACGTATCGAACCGGACTTGTTCGGTGAGATGCTGGGCGAACTGGGCTGGATGTATAACAATGCTCTAGTGGGGGTGGAGAACAACAACCACGGTCTGACAACTCTCAAGGCTTTGCAACGGTACGGCTATAAGAACATCTACCGCCAGCGCAGGCTGGCCCAGGCTCGTCCTACACCTACTGAGATTTTGGGGTGGCGTACTACGGCTTCTTCTAAGCCGCTAATGATTGACGAGTTGTCTGCCGCTATCCGGCAGGAGGACCTGGATATTTGTTGTGAGCATACTATTGGGGAGTTGAGGACGTTTGTCCGTAAGGAGAACGGCCGGATGTCTGGGTCGCCGCATGACGACCGGGTTATCTCGCTGGCTATCGCCAACCAGATGCTTAAGTTCGTGTGGCTACCGGAGTATTATGCTGGGGAGGTTATCCCTAGGAATACGTTGGCCTGGTGGGAGCAGTTCATTATGCAGGATAAACCCCCCAAGAATCAGCCGATTGGGGCCTATAATGTCCGGCATGGGGCCGGTATCACACGATAACGAACGAAAGACCTATTGTTATGGGAAGTATTGCCTGCGAAGAATGCAACAAGTCATTTGAGTTTGATGAGGACCTGCCCCGTCGTGGGGCGGTCTGTTTCGGCTGTCACCTAAAGACTATCAGATTGGGATTCACCCACGGTAAAGAGGACTTTCATGGTCCGACCATTAAGCAACGGCAGGAAACTCAGGTCGCTCAGGCCAAGGCCGCTGGCATTGATGCCCAGCCTGTCGGTCAGCGGTGGGTGTGAACTAGTATGTGGTGGGTTCCGATTATTGTCGCCCTTATTGGTGGTCCATTAATGTGGGGATTGTCCAGATTCGATAAGCGGAACACCCAACAGCATGCAGAGAACCAGAAGGTTCTCCTCAGGATTGAAGGCAAAGTGGACCACATAGACACTAGACTTGATGACCATATTGACTATCATTTGAAAGAAGGATTGTAATGGATTACCGTGATGCATTCAAGCGTAGCGTGGCTACGTTCGTTGCTGGGGCCACGGCCTCGCCGTTGACCTCGGCAGTGTTCGGCATCTCATTCTTTAAGGCGGCGGGTATCGCAGGTCTGATTGCCGTATGGAACTGGTTGGGCCGTTCGGCCCAAGTGTGGAAGGAAGATGATGGCGCGACCTTCGAACTCTGATTACCTGGCACGATACCGAAAGAAGATTGAATCTTCCAAGAAGTGGCGTAAAGAGGAATCGTTCGACGACACATGGCGTCGTCTGATTGACCTATATAAAGGTCGTCATTACGAGTATTTCACGGACGAGGACCGCATCCTGGTGAACATGGCGTTCTCCACAATCAACGTCATCTACCCTAGTATTTCGGTGAACTATCCGAAGATTACAGTGAATGCTGTGAACCCGGAGAACGGACCTAATGCCACTATTGCTGAGGCTGTCGTAAACTATTGGTGGCGACATCGCAACATCAAAGACCAGTTCCGTACTGCCGTCAAGGACTTTCTGATTGTTGGTCACGGCTGGCTGAAGGTTGGCTATAGGTATGTGGAGGAGGAACGTATCGGTACCGACGAAGATGTGTCGGACCCGAACGTGCCAGAGAATGTGACATCCACCACATACAATGTTCTTGAGGACGCCCCGTTCGTAGAACGTGTCTCACCTTTCGACGTATACATTGACCCTGATGCCACAAACATGGACAACATCAAATGGATTTGTCACCGTGTACGTCGACCCATCAAGGACATCCGTACCGACAAACGATACAATCGTTCTGTCCGCGAAGATGTGTCACCTGTGTCGTTCTCACGGTACACCTCAGATGAGCCTGCTCATCGCAAGGTGCACGATAAGGACGAAGGATACGCAGACGTATACGAGTTCTACGATATGCGCAACCAGACCGTCAGCGTGTTCGCAGAATCCGGTGACGGATTCCTGATTAAACCGACCAAGATGCCGTATGCTTTCGGCCATCCGTTTGTGATGATTCGCAACTATGATGTGCCCGACCACTTCTATCCGTTGGGTGACCTAGAAAGCATTGAGCCTCTCCAGCGAGAACTGAACGCTACACGTACCCAGATGATGAATCACCGTAAGCGGTATGCTCGTAAGTATTTGTTCCGTGAATCTGCTTTGGATTCTAATGGTCGTGCGGCTATGGAATCGGATGAGGATAACGTTATGGTGCCGGTCGTCGGCGACGCCCCCCTTGGGGATGTCGTCGCACCGTTCCCCGCATTGATTAACCCACCCGAATTCTAC